CTGCTTTGCGATAGAAACCGGGCTGGATTGCTGGTGGATCGACATGCCAGCACTACAGGCATGGTTCTGGCCGCGTGAACCAGACTTTCCGCCTTTCCAAATGGAGACACGAAACCGCACTTTCGGTCGTGTGGTAAACATCACCGTAATTCCTGCGGAAATTCTTATTCGCAACTTCCAACTGCGGCTTCCGCCGTGACCAAGTTCACCGGCAAAGTGCTGGCGCTCGACCTCGCAACGACAACCGGCTGGGCATTTGGCCGACCGGGCACGAAGCCGAAGTTTGGCACTGTGCGTTTTGCAAAGCCGGGAGCGGCCCGCGCGAAAGTCTACAGCGCGTTTCGTGAATGGCTTTTTCTTCGCATTGGTCAGCCTGATTTGATTGTGTTCGAGAGTGCTGCGTCACCGATGGTCATGCAGGGCCGCACGAACATTGATACGATCAAATTGCTGATCGGTCTGACGGAACATCTTGAGGAATGGTGCCACGAGCGGGTCGAATTGCGCGAGGCGTCGGTGCAGCAGATACGCCCGCACTTCATTGGCGAAAACATGAAAAGCAAACTGGCGAAGGCGGCGACCATCGAGCGGTGCCACGAACTCGGTTGGATGGTGACAAACGACAATGAAGCCGATGCGTGTGCGCTGTGGAGCTATCAGGTGTGCTGTCTGCGGCCCGACATCGCTATTCGTATGACGCCGCTGTTCGCCACACACCACATCTTGCGTCAATGACGCTGACGAAAAAGATTTGATGTCAGCGACGTGACATTGCGCTTGCCAAAATAATCGACAGGCATACGGTGGAAATGCGAAGGGCGGCACACCACCCGTGTCCCGCCCTTCAGATCGAAACCTTGTACTGAGCAAGGCATGATCCTTGTGCTTGGGAACCAATACTTATCCCCAGCGCGAAATCAAGCCCCCCAGCACCAAAGAGTTCCGGTCAGCACCGCAGACGTGCGGTTTTGTTGTGGTTTTCACGCTGGCAGCGTCTGCCACCAGCGGGTGTGAGCGGCTGTCCTGTCGGCTGTCGCGCTGTGAGAGGCTGTTAAGAAAGAAAGAAGCAGCAGGTGCTTCGGCAGAGCAGCAAGGACTGAAGAAGTAATCTGAGAGGCGGCGGCGGAAAAAATCGTGGAGCCACAGACACATGCAGAACGAGCCATGCAGCTTCGGTGCCGGAAATGCCGCCAAAGGCACCGCAAACCGCCGTGGAGCGTCTGCGGTGTGTGTCGGATGCGGATTTGCAGCGCCGGATCGAAAAAAGCGTGGCGCGTGAGAAAGCACGACAGGAGGGATGACCAATGCAGACCATTGAAGCGGCCAGAGGACGCTGGAAAGAGATTTTGCCTGCGCTGGGTGTCGCGCCGAAGATTTTGAGCGGTGTGCATCAGCCCTGTCCGCTGTGCGGCGGCACTGATCGCTTTCGCTACACCGATCCGACCGGCAACGGCGGCTACTACTGCAACCAGTGCGGACCCGGCAGCGGAATGCAGTTGCTGATGAAGCTGCACGGTTGGGATTTCGCAAAGGCCGCGAAAGAGGTCGATGCCATCATCGGCAATCTTCCGAAGGCGAAACCGATGTTGCCGGACAAGCGTGTGACCAGCATGGCTGAACTGAAGCGCATCTGGATTGCATCGCGCGTGATCGCACCGGAGAGCCCTGCGGGAAAATATCTTGTCAAGCGCGGCTTATCGATACACGGCATCAAGGGATCGCTGCGTGAGACGATTGCCACGTTTCATCCGCATGAGCAGGTTTTCCCGGTAATGATTGCGAAGTTCTGTGACGCACATGGCAACGCGGCGCAGATACACCAGACCTTCCTGACTGAAGACGGCGGCAAAGCGCCGGTCGAGCCGAGCCGCAAATTCATGCGCGGCGTGTTGCCGAAAGGCGGCGCGATACGACTAAGCGAAGCGGCGGAAGTGATGGGTGTTGCAGAGGGCATCGAGACGGCGTTGAGCGCGGCGAAGATGTTCGACATGCCGGTATGGTCGACCACATCCGCATTGATGATGAAGTTTTTTGATCCGCCCGTGGGCGTGAAGCGGCTGGTGATCTTTGGCGATAACGATACGAGCTACACCGGGCAGGCGGCGGCCTATGCGCTGGCCAATCGTCTGGTGTGCGAGGCGCGGGCCAAGGGTATCGAGCGGCAGGTTGACGTGCGCATCCCCGAGACAGCGGGCAATGATTGGAATGACGAATTGAAGGGAGCAAACGATGCACGGATTACGCACTGATCAAATTGATGCGCTGGAGAATTTGCGCTGTGCGGTGGGTGCCGGTCAGCGGCGGATCGTGATGCAGGCTCCGACCGGCTTTGGTAAAACGATATTGGCCGCAGCACTGGTAAATAATGCGCGGGCGAAAAAGAAAAAGGTGTTGTTCACGGTGCCCGCAATCTCGCTGATCGATCAGACCGTCGAAATGTTTTACGCGCAGGGCATACCGGATGTCGGTGTGATCCAAGCGCAGCACGAGATGACTGATTGGAGCAAGCCGATCCAGATCGCCAGTGTGCAGACGCTGATGAAGCGACCGATGCCAGAGCATGATGTGGCGCTGGTCGATGAAGTGCACAAATGGTTTGAGAAGTTCTATCCGAAATGGCTGCAAGACCCGAAGTGGCAGAAGACGCCGATCATTGGTCTGTCGGCAACGCCGTGGACGCGCGGGCTGGGCTCCTATTTCGGGCACTACATCAAGGCATCGACCACGCGCGAACTGATCGAGGCGGGTCTGCTGTCGCCGTACAAGGTGTACGCGCCATCGCATCCTGATTTGAGCGCGGTGCGCACGGTGGCCGGTGATTATCAGCAGAACGAATTGTCCGCGAAAATGTCGGAAGGCAAATTGGTTGCTGACGCTGTCGAGACATGGGTGAAGCTGGCCGAAGACCGGCCAACGCTATGCTATGCGGTGGACCGATTGCACGCAAAGCATCTGCAAATGAAGTTTGAGGCTGCCGGTGTCCCGTGTGCCTATCAGGATGCCCACACCGATGACCTTGAGCGCAAGGCAATCAAGCGCGACTTCCATAGTGGCCGGGTAAAGGTGGTGTGCAATGTCGGCACATTGACAGTCGGCATCGATTGGGATGTGCGCTGTATCAGCCTGTGTCGGCCAACCAAGAGCGACATGCTGTTCGTGCAGATTGTCGGACGCGGTCTGCGCACGGCTCCCGGCAAAGACCACTGTCTGATCCTCGATCATAGCGATAACCATCAGCGTCTGGGCTTCGTGACCGACATCGATGAGAGCTACAGCGGCCTGCACGTTGGCAAGACGCCCGCACATGAGAACCGCACCGATGCCATACGGTTGCCGAAGGAATGTCCGCAGTGCGCGTTCCTGAAGCCGCCCCGCACCGCGAAGTGTCCAGCCTGTGGTTTCGTGGCGGTGGCTGTCAATACGATCAAGCCCGAGGATGGCGAGTTGCGTGAGTTAAAACCGAAAGCAAAGCCATTGCCTGTTGGACCGGCAGACAAGGCGATGTTCGTGGGTGAGTTGCGCCGTTTTGCCAAAGATCACGGCTACAGCAGCGGCTGGGTGTCGCACAAGTTTCGGGAAAAGTTTGGCGTCTGGCCGAATGCCTTCGGCTACGTCAACGCATCGAAATGGGTGTCGCCAGAGACTGCGAACTGGATCAAGAGCCGCCAGATCGCCTACGCCCGCGCAAAGGCCAAGCAGCAGGCGGGGCATCCGCTGTGACCCCGCACAAGATCGAAAACTGTGGTGATGCTGATTGCCGCAACGGCGCGTACATTGCTGCAATGAAGCTGCTGATCGATGTGATGGTGGCCGACAAGCTGGTCTTCTGTAAAATAATTCCGCCGCCTTCGACTGTGCCGGGGGCAGACTTAAAAGATGCTACGAAGGTGAGACTGTTCGATGAAGCAAGAAAAGTGTTGTACGCAGACATCACACGATGACGAAGTCGAGTACGTTGTGCGCAAGGTTGCCGAGTGGATCGCTGCCGGGGATGTGATCGAGGAACATGCCTATCAGTGTGTGCAGGCTGTGGTGATGGGCTTCGACATGATCATCCACAGCGGCAAGGACATGACGCTGGAGCATTGGTGCGACGTGTACCACACGCGGCTGAAGATGCAGGAGACGATGGACCCGAAAGAGTTTGCAGCTAAAAAGCGGATGCTGCACAGCGCGCGGCGCAGGTATTTACGGTCGCGGGCATGACAATCTCGCTCAACCAGCAGATCGACGAGGTGAAGCGCGAACTGAAGATGCGCAGTGAAGTCTATCCGCACATGGTCAATAGCGGTAAGCTGCGGCAATCGATTGCGGACTATCAGGTCGAGCGGATGCG